TATCTTGGATACAATATTCCTAGGAAACTGGATCCGAAAGAAGTTGTTGAAATTATACTCAATAATAAAATCTGTGGTGTGGCTAATGGTCGTGCTGAGTTTGGTCCTCGTGCTCTCGGCAATAGAAGTCTATTGGCGGATCCGAGAGAAAAATCAACCAAAGACCTCGTTAATGAAATAAAACAACGTCAGAAGTTCAGACCATTCGCTCCTGCTATATTAGAGGAGCATTGTCACGATTGGTTTGATATGCCTGATCACTCTAGATATATGTCTTATACATACCAGTGTAAGCGTCCACACGCTATTCCTGCCTGTATACACGTAGATAACAGTGCAAGGGTACAAACAGTTCCAGAGACCTCAGAAAGTGTTCTGAGACCCATACTAGAGTGCTGGTACGAACGTACTGGTTGTCCTGTATTACTGAATACATCTCTGAATGTCAGAGGTAAACCGATGGTTAATACCGTCGATGATGCTAAATTATTTGCTGAAACATATGATGTCACTGTTGTTTAGTGGTTGTAGTAACACTTGGGGTGGAGAACTAAAAACTCTTGATGATCGCTATAGCAAGATAGTTAGTGATCATTATAATGTGGAAGATTGGAATATCTCAGAATGTGGTAAGAGTAATGATAGGATAACTTGTACTACTATAAAGCAAGTCAAAAGAAAGAAACCTGATTGGGTGGTTATACAGTTTACTGTACCATCAAGATATAGGTGGTATGATGATATAGGTAATGTTCATCATTGGACACCTTCAGATAGAAATAAAAAGGATAATAATAGTTTTGCTCGTGATCAGTGGTATAAACATGTTTATAATAACAGATGGGGTATGGAAAATACGTGGAAGAATATATTCTTATTTGACATCTTTTGTAAAAGTATAGGTCAAAAATACATATCGCTTATAGCAGATCATTGGAAAGATGATCTTGATGCAGATGCTCATTGGAAATTATCAGATTCTCCTATTCGTATGCATCGTGATATTATAAAGGATGAAAGTCTTTTATTAGAGCATAAGCATCCTTCATCAGAAGGTCATAAGAAAATTGCGGAGGTTATTATTCAACATGTGGATTCATAATGAAAATTGGGTACATGGGAAGGAAGATCATTTTATAGAGAAGTATAAGGATGATTTCTTTTATAAGGAACTATATGATCAGCATAATGTTCGTACAGCTGGTAATGGTCTTACTAGAAATGATCTAAGGAGATCGAGGAATAATAACAAGAAAACTCTTATTCGTTCAAATACATCTAAATCTGTTCCTTATGGGAAACATTGGACTGGGTATTATCTCAATGAACAAGGACATTTGGATACAGAACTTATGTCAACATATAATCCAAAGTTGGTTGAGATACTAAAGTTGCTTGGGTTATATGGTAAAGGGAGGTTATTCTCGTTTAGATCTATATGGGGTCAATTATCAAAAGAGGGTGTATCATGTTATATCAAAGATCATGATCACTATACTAATCCTAGTGATACGTTATCATGGGTTCACTTTGTAAAGGTTCCGAAGCAAAAGTGTTTTTACTTCAAGAAAGGAGAAAAGAAGATTTATCCACCATGTCAGAAATCGGGTGATTTTATAGTATTTCCTAGTTATTGTATTCATGGGGTAGATGAGAGAAAAAATCTCGATGAAAGGTTTGTAATCGTAGGAAATATAATAAGGACTAAATAACTTGGAAGACTAATTGAAAATGCAATGGCTCAGGCATTCAATAATGACGCAAGAAACTTTGCAACTGATACTAAACTTGTTGTACAATGGGATGCAAGTGAAGGTAAGGTCGGTTTGTGGGAGTGGGCGGTTATAACCCAAGGTACAGTAGGTGTTGGTGGATCATTGCCAGATTTACGAGTTCACGGTCATCAAACAAGTCTTATCAATGCCATAGATAAAGGCAAGCAAAAGATGTTGCAGGCTGTCCCTATTGATGTGGTAGGTGCAGGAACTACATTCCATACAACTAAAGCAGGTGTCATAAGAACTGGTATCAATACCTTAGGACCTACAGGATTTGTTGGTGGTAGAGGTGCATGGCTAACTACTGAGAAGTTCACTAAAAATTCTATAAAAGGAAAAGAGTAAAAAAATCAAATGTCGTTATTGTTTAGTGGTTGTAGCATCACATGGGGTGATGAACTACAAGATCGTGTAAATGAGCGTTTCAGTAACTTAGTCAACCCTAAGTCTGTTAATATTGGTGAGTGTGGAGTAAGTAACGATTATATTGTTCGTAATACAATCAATTGGTTAGGTAAGATGACTGTAGACATTGTTGTCATGCAGTTTACTGTACATCAGAGATTGGAATATTATGATGAATCTGGTGGTATTCATAGATTTACACCACAAAGAATCAAGAATAAAACCCAAGATGTATACTACAGAAATGTGTATACAAATCAACTTGGTGTAGAGAATTTATGGAAGAATTTTTTTATATGGGATTCTTATTGTAAGAGTGTTGATCAGAAGTACGTTGCTCTTATAGCAGATCATTATGATGATGCAATTAGGAAACCAGAAAGGTTATTTGAGAAGGGTATTGGTAATTGGAGGAGTGTATGCAGAGATTTGAAATACACATTATTGAATGCTGATATTTTAGGTCTAATGAGACAGTATCCTAAGAACTATGCTCAAGGTGTAGGAGGTGGTCATCCATCTGCTATAGGTCATCAGAAGATTGCAGAAAAAGTGAATGAGTTGATAGATCATATATAATCTGATATAATGTAATTGGATTGCAACCCAAATTATGGCTAAAGGATTCAAGGTGGTATCAAAACCACCTAAAACTGAGAAGAAGGATGACTTTGATATCGCAGCGGCAAAGGAAATGCTCAAAGGAAAGAGCATAGTCTTTTGTTTGCCAGGTAGAAATGTTTCCTATATCTTTCTAAAGAATTTTGTATCACTCTGCTTTGAACTTGTACAAAATGGTGCGAGTATACAAATATCTCAAGACTATTCATCAATGGTCAACTTTGCACGATGTAAGTGCTTAGGTGCAAATGTTTTGAGAGGACCAGATCAATTACCGTGGGACGGGAAACTCAAGTATGACTATCAATTATGGATCGATAGTGACATCGTTTTTAACAACGAGTCATTTTATCGTGTACTTGCAATGGACAAGGATATTGCTGGCGGTTGGTATGCTACGGAAGACGGTCAGACAACATCCGTTGCTCATTGGTTGGAAGAAGATGATTTCAAGGAGAATGGTGGGGTTATGAATCATGAGATGGTTGACGGCATTCAAAAGCGTCGTAAACCATTTACTGTTGACTATGCTGGATTTGGTTGGTTACTTATCAAGCATGGAGTTTTTGAACATAAGGAAATGACTTATCCTTGGTTTGCTCCTCAGATGCAGGTGTTTGATTCAGGTGAAGTGCAGGATATGTGTGGAGAAGATGTATCATTCTGTCTAGATGCAATCAAAGCAGGATATGAAATATGGTGTGATCCTCAATGTCGTGTAGGTCATGAGAAAACAAGAATTATATAGATAAGATAAAGTTTGATTACACCGTATGGATTTGTATGATATATACGTTGATGGGGAAAAGGTTTTATCTCAAATTACAGAAGATGAAATGCTAGACGTTACACAAGAATTAGCTGATGAATTCTATAAGACTGGGTTTCCCCATCCTGACGAAATAGAAGTCAAATACCTCGGTTATGAAGACGACCCTCAATAGAGGGTCTTTTTTTGTCTCTAAATAGAACTAAATATACGGAGTACGAAATACCTAGTGCCAGTACAGAGGTTTTCACAGGGATTTAAAGACGTTTCCTTGTCTTTCAAACGACACCCTGTCAATAATGATATCCTAGCATTGAAAAATGAGGATGCGATAAAACGTTCTGTGCAAAATTTAGTGAGGACAAACTTTGGCGAAGTCATGTTTGATCCTTTAGTAGGCACTAAAATTACTGAATCTCTTTTTGAATTGGCTAATGATGATTATGTTGTTCCGATAAAAACGCAAATTGAACTAACATTACGAAATTTTGAGCCAAGAGTACAATTGACTGATGTCATTGTTCAATCAGAACCAGATCAGAATTTTATGGATATAACAGTAGAATATGATATTGTGGGTTTAGATTCTCCTTCTCAGTCAATCAATTTCATTCTCGAACCAACTAGGTTATAATGGCACTTCAACAGTTTACAAATCTGAATTTTGAGGATATAAAAACCTCAATCAAAGACTATCTCAGAGAGAACTCAAACTTCTCTGATATGGATTTTGAGGGTTCTAATTTATCTGTTATTGTTAATCTGTTAGCGTATAATTCATATCTTACAGCGTATAACACTAATATGGTAGTCAATGAGACATTCATTGATTCTGCTACTTTGAGAGAAAATGTTGTATCTCTTGCACGTAATATTGGATATGTTCCTAGATCAAAGAGAGCAGCAAGTTGTAAATGCACATATAACGTTGTTGGACTTAGTAGTGCAACTACTCAAGTAAATTTTCAACCAGGTCTTATTGGTAATGGTTCAGTATCAAATGTCAACTATCTTTTCTCTATTCCTGAGGAAGTTACTTCCAGTGCAAGTAATGGTGTTGCCAATGGTACATTCGATATATACCAAGGTCAGTTTCTACAGTCTACCTTTACTATAGACGAGTCTCAACCTAATCAGAGATTTATTATTCCTAATTCTAGTGTAGATACATCCACTATTAGGGTAAACATTAGAGAGAATAATGCAAGTACAACGAAGACAGAATATAAGCAAGTAGATAATATAATTGGTATTACCTCAACATCAAATGTCTTCCTTCTACAGGAAACAACAGATGAGAAGTATGAGGTATTGTTTGGTGATGGTATCTTTGGCAATAAACTAACCAACGGTAATATTGTAGATGTTACTTATATCAAGACTGAGGGTAAAAATGGTAATGGTGTAGCAGGACTTTCCTTTGGTGGGACTATTTCTAACCAAGATGGAGTAACTCTAAACGGTTATAACGGATATCTCACACCACATGGGAAGGCTGAGAATGGTGATGACATAGAAGATGTTAGAAGTGTTCGTTATTATGCTCCTAGAATGTATTCTGCTCAGTATAGAGCAGTAACAGCGTCTGATTATGAGGCAATTATACCTTCAGTATACCCAAATATTGAATCTATAAGTTCATTTGGCGGTGAAGAACTAGATCCACCGAAATATGGTAGGGTTTATGTAGCTGCAAAACCTAAGAATGGTTCATTCTTATCAGAATTTACCAAAAAACAGATTCTAGGATCGCTAAAGAACTATTCTGTAGCGGGAATTGTCCCCGAATTGATAGATTTGAAGTTCTTATATGTCGAAATTGACAGTTATGTCTACTATAACGCAAACTTTATAGGTGATACTGAGAATCTAAAGAGTAATGTAGTCAGTTCTCTTACTGATTATGCGACTGGTATAGAACTAAACAAGTTTGGTGGTAGATTCAAGTACAGTAAGATCCAAGCAATGATCGATACTGTAGATACTTCTATAACATCTAACATTACTACTGTACGTATTAGACGAGATCTTGCTGCAGCAATTGATCAATGGGCTCAGTACGAGTTATGTTTTGATAATGAGTTCTACCATGAAGATAATAACTATAATATTAAATCCACTGGATTCACTGTATCTGGTATAGATGGTACTGTTTATTTCTCAGATAAGCATATTGCGGGAACTGATAAAGGTAACCTATTCTTATTCAAAATTACATCAGATACAGAGATTAGTATTCTCTCAGATTCCTTTGGTAGTGTTGATTATAAGAAGGGAGAAGTCATTATAGATACTGTGAACGTTACTTCTACAGTTCAACCCAACAATATTATTGAAGTACAAGCAATTCCATTATCGAATGATGTACTAGCACGTAAAGAACTTTACTTGCAGTTTGACGTTTCTAAGAGCAACTTCTTCATGAGGGAAGACTCTATATCATCAGGTGCTAATACATCTGGTACTAGGTACAATCCACAATCCAGTTACCAAAACGGTAAGAAGACCCGATAATGATACAGACATCTTTTACCAAGGTAAAAATCAATGAGGTTATTCAGGGTCAAATCCCTGATGCCATTGATAACGAGAATCCTCTCTTTGGTGAGTTTCTAAAACAGTATTACATCTCCCAAGAATATCAGGGTGGTGCAGTTGATATAGCTGATAACTTAGCAGAATATAAGGGACTAAACTTTCTAAACAATGAGAACCTAACAGGATTTACCTCTGTATCGTCATATATCAATAAAAGAGATTCAACCATAAACGTTGATTCTACCACAGGTTGGCCTAATCAATGGGGTCTACTAAAGATCAATGATGAGATTGTTACTTATACTGGTATAACTACTAATTCCTTTACAGGATGTGTTCGTGGGTTTAGTGGGATTGAGAATAATGCAAAAACGAATGCGCCAGAATATCTTACTTTTACTAATAGTGGTGTTGGTACTCATGCTGTGGATGCCAGAGTTACCAATCTATCTAATGTTTTTCTAAAGGAGTTTAGAAGGAAACTCAAGAGACAGGTATTACCTGGATTTGCTGAAAGAAATTTAGATGAAGATTTAGATCAAACCAATTTTATTAGACAGGCAAAGGATTTCTATAAGTCTAAGGGTACAGAGGAAGCGTTCAAGATACTATTTGGTGCGTTATATGGATCTCCAGTTGAGATGATCCAACCATCTAAGTTCCTTGTTAGACCATCCGATGCAGACTATATTGTCAATGATGTTCTAATATGTGAACTTCTTACTGGTGATCCTCTCAAGATTACTGGACAAAGTTTGATTCAAGACACCACACCTCTTGAGACTAGTGGTTCAATTTATAATGTAGAACGTGCTGTTATTGGTGATAAGTCATACTATAAGATTTCTATATCCAGAGGAACTACTATTGGTAAGTTCCAACAAGCAGGTAAGAGTTTCTTAACTAAAAGTTCTCCTATTGGTGCGACAATACTAAACGTTGATTCTACTGTTGGATTTGGTAATAGTGGATCTGTTGTTTTTGAAAACAGAAGTATAGACTATACTGGTAAAAACTATACTCAGTTTACAGGAGTAACTCTTACTGCACCATGTGGTATTGGTTCTACTGTTAGATCTGGACTACAGGCATACTCATACGAGGATGGTGATCTAAGTAAGAAGGTTTCATTCTATGTTTTAGGTGTACTGAACAAGTTTGTAGGTGAAGCAATAAACCAACAGAAGGATAGTAATATCAATGTCAAGACTTTAGGTAAGCCTAAAGAGCAGTTGAATTGGACTACTTGGATATACAATACTGCTTCAACATATAATGTCAATGGTTATACTCTAGTATCACCAAATAACTATAACTTTGACTTAGATGCGAATCATGAGTTATACGTTGGTGATGAACTTGAAGTTATTGATGTTGATGGAAATGTACTAGATGGTACATTGACTTTTGTTTGGGA